CTTGGAGTTGACCTTCTGGTGTATCTCGAAGGCTTTCGTTGAACCCCTCATAGGTAGACTCCAAGACTGCAACCAAAGCAGCAGCTCGTTCACTCTCTGTGCCAGATTTGATTGTTTTCTCTGTTGCATCATCAAGGACGAAACCAGTCTTGGTTAGTGAAGCAAAGTTCCCCTGCAACGCTTGGGCTAGTCCGTTGGTGGATGATTTGAAATCGTCGGCTGTGGCACTCGCACCCTTTTCTGCTGTTACATAATCAAGGATTGCTGGGGTCAGAGTTTTGATTGTGTCAACTGAAAGGTCAAAGGTTGCCAACTGTGACTGAACGACTGAGGTGGTTCCAGCCGAAACAACACCAAGATTCTGTAACGCTTTCGCTTGTTCGTTAAGAGAATCAATTTGCTCATCTGATGCACCTGTGGTGGTTTTTAAGATTTGCCTGAGCCTGTTTTGCTCTGCCTCTGACTCGACAGCAGCCTCAACCGATTTATATAAGGCAGCACTAACAGCAGCGAATGCAGCGGTTCCTGCGATAGCAACCGCTTTGAAAGACGGCATGATGCTCTTGAACTTTGAACCAAGGTTTGTGTCAACCTGTTTACCTAAAGTTCCTAGGTCACTACCGACCTTCTTGATGCCTTTGGTTGCACCGAGTGTGTCAGAAATAAACTTAACAACGAACGTCCGCTCACCAGCCATGCGACGATTCTACTCAATAACAGACAACCCATTCCGCAAAGCAACAAACTCGTCAAGCATCGCAGAATACAAAGCCCGCCCCGACAGGCCATGCCAACGAGAAATATTTACAGGCGCATCCCACCAAGCATCAGACAAAATCTCTACACCAGCACGACGCTGACGAGGCTGACGAACCTGCTTCGAGTGAGGCGACACAGGATTGATGACAGGTTCAACATCCAACCTGAACGAAGAATCCAACAACGCACCATGACCCTCATGGAACTCAAACGGCTGATCCGGTGCATGCTGAGGCAGATAGAAAATACGAGCAGGGTCTTTGGTTGCCTCATCACCACGCAGGTTGATTCGCTCATGCAACTCCTGCCACACCACCCGCCACAACGAAGCAGGCACCTTCTCCGCTAACGGCAAAACAAGGTGATAGTGAGGATCATCTAAGCGATGCGAATAAGTCGAATACGCAAACCATTCCAACCCATCAAGCCGTGCATGGTCAAACGCCTCACCATCCATGTCCACCACAAGGGCTTCCACAAACCTGACATTCCTGTTACCACGAGTCGTACCCTGGTCATACTCAACCGGAGACCACAACGCCCCCGCAGCCTTGACAGCATTCTCCTCATGGAACGACAACAGCTCTTTGAGTTGCTCCCAAGACGAAGCGAACCGCTTCGGATAAATAGACTTCACATCCTTAAACAGAACAGCCATAACCCCTCCTACCTAGAGGGTACAGGAAATCAACCCAAAGTCAAGCACGATCCTTAAGGGTGTCAAGAACCTTTTGGATTGCGTCCAAATACTCCCTAGCGATATTTTCCTTTTCCTTACGGACAGTAGGCCAAAAGAAGTAACCAGAACGGTAACGATGACGCATGAATTGCCAGGTTGTTGGCCTAGCCCCACCACCGAACTCGGCACCAAAGAATACGTCACCTCTAGTCACAGGTCTCTTGCGCTTCATGCTGGGATTGGATTTTGAAATAAACGGGGATTTATGGCTTAAAGAAACCGTAGGGATGCGGTCAGATCGAGCCTTCATTCCCCTCATCACCTGGATTGCTTGACGAGACCGAGTTACCGTCCCAGCCTCAGTCTTAGCCTTGACAACCAAGTTCCCTGCTACCTGACGAGCTGCTTTGCGCATCTCAACATTAAAGCGCTCGTCAGCCTTGGAAGCCTCACGCAAGAACTTTGCAATACCAACAATCTCAATGGCATCGTTTCCACCGGTGATTGTTACTTGTCCTGCTCTACCTATTGCCTGCGCCATAACAACAGACTACCTGTTCAAATGAATCGCTCTCCAACGCAAATAAGCAAACATCGTAAAAATCATTCGAGGTGATTCTGTCAGCAAAATTGAAGGGGCGATACCTGTCTCAACAGACAGGTAAGCAATCATCCAATGGGCTGACTGATCTCCAAAGGGACGATCACAGCTTGGTCAGCATCACCAATCGATAAAGACTCAACGTCGTTAATCCAAGAATCAAAATCCAAGCCTGTCTTCTTCTGACGATACTCAGAATGCCAACCAATAAAAGCCAAGTCTGTAAGGGTTAGTTCTGCTTCAAACTTTGCGACACTTCGGTTGAACTTGTTTTCAAAAGCGATGAAGTCAGGAAACGCAGCAACAACTGTGCGAGTCTTCTGATCTAAAGCCGATGTGACCTCTAGTGCTATCTTCATTTTTCCTCCGCAGGGTTAAGGGTTACTAAAAGAAAATTATGCGCCAGTACCAGTCTTGGTTACGTTGCCGTCAATAGGGTAAGTGATTGACGCTGTTGCGATGTCGCCAACAGCACCATTCACGCTTTGCCAGGTTAGTGGCAGAACATTAAACGCATACTGTGGATTGCTAGCAGTAGCGGCAGCAGTTCCGTTTGGCTTGACCGTCATCGGTACAGCAGTACCCGCAGCCCAAGCGTCATAGAACAACTTTTCAATCGTTGGATAATCCTGATGCAACTCAAGTGTGATCGAGTTGTCTGCAAGACCTGCGATGCGAGTAACCGCACCACCCGAACCGAAACTAGTTGTTGCTACTTCAGCCTTGGTCAAATCCAATGTAATTGAAGCGACATAACTTGAGATGTCTTGTGCAGCTGTGCCGAAGGTGACCGCTACGTTTGTGAGAACTTGCTTTGCCATATTTGATACTCCTGCCTCACGGCACTCGAAGATTAACTAATAGAAACTATACACGCCAGCAAGCCAGCGAATCAACAGACTAAGCGTACACCACCACACGGAAGTCAACCATCAAATAGGTTGCATCGTTACCATCCATCGTTGAGATATTTGAGGCAGACTCAACCAACAAGTTCTGCACCACACCACCCAAAGACCGATCAGCTTCCAACGCTGCACGAACCGAAGTCGAACCCTCATAAGACAGAAACCCATCCAAGGCGGTCTGAGCGGAACGCTCCGCAGACCTACCCACAACCACAGACACCACGAAAACATGAGTGACTAGCCCGCCACGCATAGCCCCGTTGTAGGTGATTGAATCCAACATAGGCCAAGCGAACGGAGCATTCAGATTGTCAGGTTGCTGAGCGTAAGCCCGCAAACCTGGGATCGTGGCTAAAGCGTTAGCGAGACCAGTCTTGATGTCGGTGACAGAGTAACTCATGCAAATATCCGCATACGACGATACGGCTCGACTAGCTGAGCCATATCAGGATCAAGGAAGCGAGACACACGAATCGCACCCAAGTCACCGAAGCCTGCCACACCGAGCGGAGAGTCGTAGCGTTTGAAGATGCGTGAAGCCTGAATGATTGTCGCCTGTGTAATTGGCTCCGGCACCGAAGGCCAACCGAACACAGCAGTCACCTGAACCAAAGCCTGCTCACCATAGTTCGCATTCACAGTTGGGAACAGGTAGTCACCAACAGCACGAATCTTGTCATAGCTCCATGTCAACCCGTCAAGGTTTCCGTTCAACGGTTCCAACTGGTAGTCAGATACTTTCCATGTCACGTCAAAAGTTCCGTCAGCCTGTGACGATGTTTTGAGTGTGAGTGCTGTACCAGCAACATCATCAATGGAGCAGTAGAACGAATCTTCTGCTTGGAAGACTCGTGCCTCTGCTGTGCCTGACTGCCAGAACCGACGATTGCAATAGCCATCGATGAGGCGTGATGCTGCTCCAACACAGTTATCAATCAAGTCGTCGTCAAGGGTGTCAGCCGTTCCAATGCGGAGAGCTGCTTTGACCTGGTTGCGTGTGGCGTAGCCATTGGTGATGCTCATGGTGTTCCGATTCTAGTTGATTGAAGCAAAGCCACGATACGGAACACCCTCAAGGCTGTAGTTCACAAACGGGTTCAACGAATACACCTGACAGGAATACACATCCCACAACCGTTGCTTCATCGCTCGAAGGTGCATCTCATATAAAGCCCAATGCGAATCACCTGGCACATAACCATCCACCCTGTCACGTCCACCAAGCGAACCACAATCAGCCCCAACAAGGACGATGAACTTCGCTCCCATGTGCGCTGCCAAGTGCATCGCCCCATGAATGCTTGATGAGCCGATAGTCAACTGTCCTGACAGCACAGGCCAATCTTTTCCATGAGGATCAAAGGTTGTTCCTGGTCTGCCAGTGCGAGTGCCGAACGTGGTGATGTTCGGCATAAACCCACCGAACGACCCATCAGTTCCGTGTTCCCTTTCAGGGGTGAAGACACCGATACAATCCTCACGCACAGCCTCACTCTTAGCGTCCTCGTGGTAATGGCTGAAACAGTAGTACCCCTTCAGCCCGAATACTGAGCCAACGAAGTTGACTGCGATGGTGAGTTTGTCGTCAAAGAAGTCTGGTGTCAGATAGTCGAGTGTTGCGCCTGATCCCAGAACATAGATGGTCTCGCCTTCATGCAGATTCTCATAATCATCCATCGGGTCGTATTCTCTTAGTCCCATCCCAATTCCCTTCTCCGTGTTAAATCCCAATGACCCGCATCGGGAAGACCTGACTGCCATCGCATCGCATGAAGCGCAGCATTCGAGGCGAAGCTCTTGCCGTTGCGTTCCTGTAACTCTGGTGCCGAGTTAATCGTAGACGAGTTATCGTGAACCACCCCAGCGTCAGAAGTCCAGAACTTTATATTCAGCCGTTGCGCACGTTCCTGAAAATCATTGTCCTCAAAATAGGCGGGGACATAACACTCGCTGAACAACCCAACCTTGGCAACCACCTCAGACCCAATCCACGCACAACACCAACCAGGCTGAGCCTCAGTCAACGTCACCGAATCAGGCTGACAATCCTTGTAGAAAACTTCTAACTGTCCAGGCTCAAAGAACGCATCAGAGTTCAGCAGTATCCAGCCGTCAGCGTGAGGAGTTGCCTTGATACCTAGATTCCATGATGGAGCAACACCGAGGTTCGTAGGCATTGACCAGACGTGATAGTTCTTTACATGGCGACGGTCAATCACCCAAGGGTAATCATGCAGGGTGGACTGCCCGCCATTATCAATGATGATGAGTGTTTCCACCGGATAGTCGATGGACTGCAAGCAGCGTTCTAGAAGGTCATACCTGTTTAGGACGGGGACGATGATGACTGGCACCATGCAGTCAACTCCTTCATGATTGGCTTCCAGTAAGCGTCATAAACCTTGTCTGCTCGGTATTGGTCAGCAAAGGCCACAGCCTCGTCTGACACGCCTCTGGGGGCTTCGTAGGCATCAATCAGGGCATCCACGATGGACGGTACCTGTGGGGTGCAGAACCAAGACTTCTGATGGCTATCCCAGAACGGTTGAATCGCCACAGCTGACCCAACGCCAACCAATTCAGGCTGAGCGGTGTAGTCAGAAACGATGACCCGTGTACCGCAGGCCTGAGCCTCGATAACAGGGATACCGAAACCCTCACCCATCGAGCAAGCCAACAACACATCCGAAGCGGAGTACAACGCTGCTAACGCCTGCTGAGGGAAACCAGTCCGATAAGCGTAAGGGTCAACAATCTTGTATTGCTCAGGCTTCACACCACACGCCTCCAACAGGTGAACAAGATTGATACCACCCATCGCACCATCACGCTCCGTGTGCAGATACAGCAAAGCATCAGGACGGTCTTGAGCGAAGATAGCGAACGCAAGAATGTTCTCACCGAAGGACTTGCGTGAAGGGTTCTGACCTTTGTTCGCTGCATTCATCATCACAACAAACCTGTCCTCATCCACCTCCATCAACTGTCTGCCGGTGAACTCACCACGACCATTGTTCAACTTCGGTGTAGGAACAAACACATCCTCAAACGCATGAGGCGCATACATCGCATCAACACCCGCATTCTGCAACATGTCCAAACCAAACTTAGACATCGCAATCGGTTTCACATTCTTACGCTTACACCAAGCCACCACCTCTGGTGGACAAGGAGCATGATCGATAGGAACCCACGAAGCGATATTCGGAACCTGATCCAACGACGGGGACTTCAACACCCACACATCGAACAACGTCATCAACATCGCAGGAATATCACGATTGCCATTCGCCCAATCCATCCAATGCGCAACAAGCACATCATCGGAATATGGTGACATCCCTCTTGGGTAAAGTTTTATCCCATTCCAAATAGAAGCCATGCCCTCAATGCCGTACATCGCATGGATGGCTACTTCGTGTTTTTCTTTGATGAGCCTTTGGACGACTTGCGCTGTTTGGGTTCCGTACCCTGTCGGGGCGAATGGGGCGTTCGAGTACCAGAGGATTCGTAACGATTCGGAAGTGGAAGGTCTGCTTGCTCTGGCAAGTTGGCCACTCCCCATCGGAGCAATATCTCTGCTTCCAGGTCTGGTAGTTCTACCGGTGTGTTTTTGATTATGACGAGCATTCGGCACCGTCTTCTCCTTCGCAGGTCGCAGGGCGGAAAATGAATGAGGGTAGGTCGCCCTGCGTGTTCGACCTACCCTCAAACTTACACCGATATTGCTATCGGTTGCACTACCTTCAACTTATGGTTGGAGGAGGTGCTTGATGTGTGATGTCTGTGGCAAATCGCCATCGACACGGAATGTCGCACGGAACGTGACGAGACCAGCATTGAATGCGAAGTCATCGGAACGATCCAGCTTCAAACCACCAACCGTGCGTACATAGTACGAAGGGAGGTGTCCAACGATGACAGACTTGGTGCCTGTTGCTACGTCAACCATTGATGGGTTCTCGTAGATTGGCTTGCCAAGCAGCATGTCTGGTGAGTCCATTGAAAGAGCAGGCTGGAATACATAATTCCCAGCAACGTCCTTCAGCTTGCGAACTGCACCAACCGACTTACCGTTCATCATCCAACCAACACCTGGAAGGTTGCGAGCTGCACCATCAAGGCTGTAGAGGAGGTCGATGAGGTTGTCTGCGGTGAAAGCAGTTGCGGTACCTGCGGTGCCACCAACAGCCGATGCGGTCACGATGCCGTTAGGAGCATCAGTTCCCGAACCAACAGTCAATGCTGAACCAACAGCGTAACCGAGTGCGTTTCCAACCTGGTCACCCAAGAATGAAAGCATGTCAACGCCAGCGTCTTCGAGCAGTTCTTGTGAGACCTGTACGAGGAACGAATATTTGAAGGCTGAGAGCGTAATGAAACTGTTAAATACAGGGTCACTTTCGCCGATTGCTGAACCTTCGCCAGTTACCGTGCCAACCGAGTAGGTGGACAACGATGGGATTTGAAGGTTTTCGCCACCTGCGGTGTTCAGAAC